TTTTCCATATAGAGAAATGGTTAAAGAATGGACGGGTGCATTTGTACATGAATCTGAATTTGAACCTAAACAACCACAATTAGAACCACATCCAGTAGGAGCTGATCCACAAGGATTAATGAATGCAAGACCTGCAAGAGTCGAGTTTCCAGTACAAGATATTTTACCTAACAATCCATTTACTACAACAGGTGGATCTCAAACTTTAAGTGTGTCTTACCCTTCTAATCAAATTAATGAAGGAACATCTTATGTTAGATTTCAATCTGTTAAAGAAATAGTAGGAGGTGTTGCAATTGCAACTTTAGAATTAGAAACAACTTTAAATGGTGCAATTAATGATACAGTTAATACTTTAACTTTAACTAGTTCTGCAGCATTTCCAAATGATGGTTTTATTGTAATAGAAAAAGTAGATCAAGATGCAACTAGTTTAACTTTTGGAAAATTCATAAATGAAACAATTCAATATACAGGTAACAATACAGGTACAGGAGTTTTATCTGGATTAACTAGAGGCACAGCTTCTCCATTTAGAGGAATAACTCCATCCAATACTACAGCAACAACTCATGCAAACGCAGCAAAAGTTTTTGGATCATATCTAGCAACAGCAATTGCAACCACTGTAGAAGTTGGTCCTACATTACCAAACGGAACACAAGCAACAGAACAACAATTTAATTCTATAACAGTACCTTTAGTATCTAATGCTGGAAGTACGGCAACAGGAGGCGGTTTTCAGTGTACAATTGGACCCGTAAATGATAGAGCTTAACTATGTCAGGACTTTCAAATTATTCATACACAACACTTAAACAAGCTATTTTAGATTATACTGAAGTTGGGTCTACTGTATTTACTACAACTATTTTAGATGGTTTTATAATGTCAGCTGAATTTAGAATTAATTTAGATTGTCCAATGGACTCAGATAGAATTCAAGCAGAAGCTCAATTTGCAACAGACTTTAATACAATTACAATGCCTACTAAAGCTCTGTTTATTAGAGGTATTGAAGTATACGATTCAACAGCAAATACTAATGGTCAAGGAATATGGTTAGAAAGACGTGATCAAACTTTCATATCAGAGTATATAGGTAATTTAACAGGAACATCTGGAGGAGCAGCAGCACAGGATGTTACAGGACTTCCTAAATATTATTCTATGTTCGGTGGTGCAACAACAGGAGCTGATACAGCTACCTCTGGCGCTATATATGTAGCACCAACACCAAACGCTAATTATAAATATATTATCCATTATAATGCAATGCCTGTAGGATTAGGTTCTGGAGGTGATGGTAATTCTAATACATATATAAGTAATTATTTCCCTCAAGGTCTATTATATGCATGTCTTGTAGAGGCATATGGATTTTTAAAAGGTCCAACTGATATGTTGACATTATACGAACAGAAGTATAAAACTGAACTACAAAAGTTTGCAGCGATGCAAATTGGAAGAAGAAGACGAGACGATTACACAGATGGTACATTAAGAATACCAATCGAGTCAGCGCCTCAGTAATTAGGAGATAAAAATTATGGCAATAACATCGGCAATTTGTAATAGTTTTAAAACAGAAGTTTTACAAGCTTTACACAATTTTACAGCATCATCTGGAAACAGTTTTAAATTAGCTTTATACACAAGTAGTGCTACTTTAAATAAATCAACAACAGCTTACAGTACGTCAAACGAAATTTCTAACACATCAGGATCTGCTTATGTTGCTGGTGGAAAAGCACTTACAAGTGTAACTCCTGCTTTATCTACAGACACTGCGTGTTGTGACTTTGCAGATATAAGTTATACTTCTGCTTCATTTACAGCTAATGGTTGTTTAATATATAACGATACAAACTCTGATAGAGCAGTTTGTGCAATTGCATTTGGTGGAGATAAAACAGTTTCTTCAGGAACATTTACAATTCAATTCCCTGCAGCAGACGCAAGTAACGCAATCATTCGGATAGCATAAGGAGGAACTCCTTATGGCATCAACCTGGGGTACTAATACTTGGGGATCCAACGAATGGGGTGATAATAATATCACCGTTAGTTTATCCGGAGTATCCACAACATCATCAGTAGGGTCAATAGAATCTTTTAATCTTGAAGGTTGGGGTAGACAAGAATGGGGTAACTCTGCTTGGGGTGTAGAATATTCTGTACAACCAACAGGCGTACAATCAACAACATCAGTTGGAAGTATTTTAGCTTCTCAAATTATCCCTGTTCCTTTAACAGGGGTTAGTGCTACATCTTCGGTAGGATCATTAACTCTTGATTTAAATAGTGTTGTAACACCTACAGGTGTACAGGCTCAAACAGAACTTGGAGACTTTGATAACGCCGGTACTTTAGTTGGTTGGGGTAGAAATGGTTGGGGTGAAGAACCTTACGGAGATTCATTTAATAAACTTATTCAACCATCAGGAGTTTCTGCAACTTCTAGTGTTGGTGGATTAACTTTAGATTTAACTTCTGTAATATCTCCAACAGGAGTAAGTTGTACTTCTAGTGTTGGTTCTTTAAGTTTTGTTATAGATGCTACAATTGTTCCAACGGGTGTTGGTGCAACTTCTTCGGTAGGAGTAGTTTCTCCTTCAGATAGTATAGGGTTAACCGGATTGAGTTCAACATCTAGTGTAGGATCCACTACAATAGAAACAGCTTATGATTTAACAGGATTAAGTGCAACATCTAGTGTAGGTTCTATATCAATTACATCTTCACCTATTGTGGCTATAACAGGTGTTAGTGCTACTTCTAACGTAGGATCTATATCTCCTGCAGAAATGAGTATAGGATTAACAGGATTAAGTTCTACAGCTTCAACAGGAACCATCACTCCTGCTGACGTTATGGGATTAACTGGTTTAGAAGCAGTAGCAAGTGTTAATGCTACAGGATTAATTTTAAAATATTACGGAAAACTTGATCCTAAAACAAGCACCGGATATAGTAACAAAACACCTAAAACGTCAGTTAGTGGATACTCAACTAAGACGCCAAAGAATACAACAGGGTACTCAACTAAAACTCCTGCATAATTATGTTTGACTTAAAACTAAATAACCAATATAAATACTTAAAACTAGGAGATTAATAAAGATGGCTTCAACATACACCCCTCTCGGTATAGAACTAATGGCTACTGGTGAAAATGCCGGTACCTGGGGAACAAAAACAAACGCAAACTTAAACCTTGTTGAACAATTAGCAGGTGGATTTAAAACATTATCTATCGCAGGTGGTGCACAAACTACAGCTTTAACAGTTGCCGATGGTGCATTAACTGGAACAGCTCAAGCTAGAATGATTGAGTTCACAGGTTCTATTTCAGGAAGTCAAATCGTAACTATTCCAAACGACGTAGTAAATTTTTATATTTTAAAAAATGGAACTTCTGGTGCACAAACAGTTCAATTTAAATATGCATCGGGTTCTGGTGATACTTTTACTTTTGCAACAGGCAACAAAGGAACTGCATTATTATTCGCTTCAGGAAACCCTGATACAACAAACCCAAAAATAATTGAAATTCAAACAGGTGGAGATGTCGTAGATGATACATCACCTCAACTAGGTGGTAACTTAGACACTAACGATTTTAATATTGCCTTTGATGATGCTCACGGAATCATTGATGAAAATGGTAATGAACAATTAATATTTCAAACAACAGGTTCAGCAGTCAATCAATTTGATGTAACAAACGCTGCAACTGGAAATGCACCATCAATATCTGCTACAGGCGGAGATACAAATATAGATGTTGCAATTATTCCAAAAGGATCAGGTGAAACTAAAATTGGAACTGGTGCTGCAGCTGCAACACTTACATCAAGTGGTGCACATGATTTAACTTTAGATACAAATTCAGGAACTAACTCAGGTGCTATTTCTATTGTAGATGGCGCAAACGGTAATATTACTCTTACACCAAATGGTTCAGGTAAAGTTGTTCTTGATGGTATATCTTTTCCAAATGCAGATGGTTCTGCAGATCAAATTTTAACTACTAACGGTTCAGGAGTTTTATCTTTTGTAGATAATTCTGGTGGAACATCATGGGCAGCAGTTAAGACTGGTAACTATACCGCTTCAGCGGGTGAAGGTGTATTTGCAAATACAACAAGTGGAACATGGACTTTAACATTACCAGCAGGAACTTTAGGAGATGAAATATCTTTTGTAGATTATGCAGGAACATTTGATTCTAATGCTTTAACTATTGCACCAAATGGATCAGAAAAAATTCAAGGTGTTGCAGCAAGTTTAACAGTTTCAGTGGAAAGGGCAGCTAACACTTTGGTCTATA